CCGAGGGACTCGATCGTGTTCCTCCCCAAACGTGCGGACAGTGCACCCATCATCGTCCCACCCGGTACACACATCCCGGTAGGCGCGATCATCAGCGAGAAATTGGGTGGAACCGAACTCAACATCCCGGTGGGTACGTACATCCCGGAAAGTAGCCTCTCGAAAATCAATATCACCCCCGACATGAACGTCCCCGAAGAGTTCCAACTCCATCCCAGCGGTGAGGTGAAGAACGTTCGCGTACCCAAAGGAACCTACATTCCAAAGACCGATCTACCCATCAATATTCCCGAAGGAACGGTCATTCCCGCGGACGCGCAATGGGTGATCGCTGAAAAGGAGTCGTACTACAACGCGGCCACCCACAATTTGACGAATGCGCGAATGCTGGGTACGTACTTTGCGGTGATTCATTTGTTCCTCACCGTCTACGCCTTGACGATCGCCTTCCAGGAATACGCCAACGTCTTGGGTATCGCCGCTGCACTGGTCGTTCCCGAGATTTATTTGCTTGTCATGTATCGTCGCAATCCCACCGCCGTCGCCTCCAGTGGTCGTCTCGTCAACTTACTGATCTTTATGTTACTCGTGATCTTCCTCTGGTCGGTGCGAGTAAATTGATTTTCATTTTCATTTGCGGTCTAGAAAATGAAATGCGCATGAACCCCTATCTCTCGCATACCGCCTTTCTGGCTTGGATTTATGTGCTTCTTCTCGCCGTGTATTACTTTTCGGCGCACATTCATGTCACGTACTGTGTCCCATGGGGACTCTGGGGATTTCTACGGTCCCCGTTTCTCATCGAGACGATTGAGTGTCGGGCACTGAAGTGGTTGTTCAACTACAGTCACGAGTACATTCACACCCTTTGGTTATTTACGAGTACGTACATCGTCAAAGTGATCGTGGACTTTTTTTCGCAGCTCAAGGACGGCGTGCAAGGAAAAATGCGCAGCCCTGAACGCAGCTCTCTCGTAGACTGATTGACGGTAACGAGTAGTTTAAACTCGGACGTTTAGCAAATAAAAAAAATTTCAATGAAGATCAGTGTGATTATGCAATCGTATTTGGGTGAGTATCCCGACGCGCGTACGTCTGCGCGACAAAAATTCGTCCGGGCCGTGCACAGTTTTCTCGCGCAGACGCATCGCGACAAGGAATTGATCATCGTCGCGGACGGCTGTGCACAAACCCAGGAAATCTATAACCTGGTGTACACGAGCAATCCCGCGATCAAACTGGTGTGGATCGACCCGGAACACCGCCAGAGGATGTACACATCGGTCAACGGACGTCGGTACTTTCGTGGCGAACCCCGTGGAATTGGCCTGAAACACGCGACCGGGGATGTCGTATGCTATATGGACAGTGACGATATCCTCCTTCCCAATTACCTCTTTTCTCTGAACGCCTACTGGTCCGACCTACCCCCGGAAATCGAGTACGCATCGAACATGCTGCGTGTGTTGAACCTCAAATTTCTCAGCGCAGACGTCAAGGATCACAAAGGCGTGTACACCAATCAGTCGGTCGACCTGACCCCATACGGTATTCAGGAAGACTTTTTCGTCAATATCTCCGCTCTACCCACCCAGATTCACTGTGCAGCCTATAGTCTCTCGCACCGACGCGTCGTCCGAGCCGAGTGGAAAGATACGTTGGGTACGAATGAAGACGTCGATTTCCAAGCAGAGTTGGCCAAGCACCACAAAGGTACGCGACTGCACATTCCCGGCTACGTGGTGTGCCATTATTCGAAATTGTGGGACGTGTAACCGTGTAACGTAAAAAAATAGTTTATTTCAACGAAAACAAGTACAGACAGGTATGGAGCGTCGTAAGCATTTCGTCACGCAAATTCGCGAGGTCCTTGGGGAGTTTTTTCTTTTCGAGTGTCCCGATCAGCTGACGGATTCGGGACACCATGTGCGCATCGCTGGTCGCACGGCTCAGATCGATGCGGAGAGCGGGTTGTTTTTGAAAGACCTTACTGCGCGGAACAATTCCCAGCAATGTCTCCATGTATTTGTCAATGAGACCTTGCAAATCGAGGAAGCATTGGTCGGACGCCTTGTGTCGGGCGTATGAGAGTGTACTCCAATGGTATACTTTGAGCTCGACGAGAATTCCGAGAAAGTCGTGTAGGACTGGCATCGATATTTATTATAGAGGGAAATTATTCGACTAACCGTTCGTTGACGTACGTAGGGAATGCGCGAGTGGGATTGGTTCCACGTGGCCAATATGTCGATTTCAATCCAACTGCAGTACGCCATGCATCCCACTCAAAGGACGCGTCCAATGCTCTGACCAGTTGAATAGCCAGTCGATTCGAAACAGTCCAATAGGGTTTCCGGTCGGTACACGTGAGTTCTTGAGACACCCGATAAATGTAAACCTCCGCCGCGTCCACCGGACCCACGATAAATCCAATGTAGTCACCCATTTTGATTTTATTGTGGGCATCTTTGTCCCATACACCGTATCCTAGCGTTTCGAGTTCATCCAGCATGACCGCATAGTCGCGTCTGGCTTCTTTGTTGCTCTCGCTAATGCGTACCAACCACCGCGTTGCCATACTGTTCCGTGACAAGGATGGTCGGTGTTTACGAGAATTCAAATTTCAATTTACGTGGGAATTTAAGGAGAAAACCATCGTTTACCAAAGACACGTACGTACACACTCTAGAATATGTACACTCCCCAACCCGATATCTATCGATATATTGTGTCCATAGATATCGGCATACACCATCTTGCGCTGGTTCTCGTTGAGACGCACCCCGACTATACCGTACACGATATCGTGTGGTTTGAACTCGTGGATATCACCCGTTTCGTCCACCTAGACGCTGCAACCCGTCGGTCGTGTACCCTTCCACATTCCCGTACTGTGTGCGATTGGCTTTCGCACGTGTTTCGCTTGTATCACGAATTGTTTGAATTGGCGGATCACATTCTGATCGAACGACAACCCCCCGGAGGACAGATCGCCGTTGAACAACTATTTTTTTTCCAGTATCGTTCCAAGGCGACTCTCGTCCACCCCAATGCTGTCCACGCCTTTTTCGGGTGGCATGGACACCGTGACGAAGAAGATGCCGAAACGCGATACCACCGACGAAAGGAAAAAAGTCTACACATTCTTCGGTACCGAATCGCTCAAACCAACCGTTCGTGGCTCGTGGACGAGTTGCGCGCGTACACGCGTCAACACGATATCGCGGACGCGTACTGCCAAGTGGTGTACTTTGCGTACCACATGCACTTGGACGCGCGACGCCGACAGACACCAGACCCAAACGATCCATGGGAACGGTTTCGGTTTAAACTCGAGCTGGGTGTGTAATAAAAAAAATATGCATCATTCCCCCCGCGAATCGTGGTGTTGTTCCTTGAATTTTCTACCTTCTTATTTCCGTGACTCGGACGAAGAGTTCAACGTCGTGCGCTATCGCCGCACATCCAAGACTAAACGCACCCCGCGTTCGGGTACGATTATTCTCGACCGACACAATAAAAAAGTGTTGCTCATCCAATCGTATAAACGATTCTGGGGCTTTCCCAAGGGACACGTGGAGGAGAACGAGAGTGTAGAACAGTGCGCCATCCGAGAGACCGCCGAAGAAACCGGTATTACTCTAAACAAGGAAGATTTGTCACGCTCGTATACTGTCTACAACGGCGACGGAGTCTATTTTATTGTGAACGGAAATAATCTCACCTACCGCCCCGATAAAATAACGAGTACCGAGGAAATTACCGGTATCAATTGGCTTTGTTTACGCTGCCTTGAGCGGTACATGCGCGTCAACGAAATCTTGGTCAATAGTCACTTTCGCGCCCTGATTCCCATTATCCGCCGAGAGCTTTATGAGCTTGAATCATAAGCACACAATCACAGACGTCGTCTTGTTTCTGGAGCGTACGTAATGTAGGGTATAATGGATCCGCGCGCTGGGACAAAATCCGATGGGTCAATTGCACGGAAAATATTTTTCGTGTCTTGTGGGTACGCCGTTCCGCGCGTGGACACCCTAGGATACGCGTTTTGTGCGTAGATGGAAACTCTTGAACGCGCCGAAACGGACCGTAGATGGTCAGAAAATAACTCAGTGTGTGCTGGGCTAAACGCAAGGCTTGAATATTGGACTTGTTGTGTCCATAGGCCATCTGTTGCTCGATAAGAAACACATCCACCCTATCCCACAAGCGTGTGTACACGTTCAACACCCCTGTGAGACCCAAATATAGATTTGAAATGGATTGCGATTCGCAATACTGCTTCAAATCGATACATTGCATCTCCACCAACCGCCCACGGGGGTAGACGTGGGTGTCCAGATAGGTCTGATACTCATCCGTCGGGCACCCCTCGGCATCGAACTGTGCCTTCACTCGACGAACCGTGGAAGGATCGTATTCCTCCACACAAAAAGCAAAATTTCGCGTACCCATGTCAAAAGCAGCGACGCGCATCGTGTTTACGTGCAAGTGTTTATTTGTAAATCGCGTACAATTAAGCCTGGTTGCCACACACTTTGAGTTGTTCGTTCGAGCTGAGTTTCTTACCCCCGGTGTACGCATACCCAAAATTTTCAGCCACCATTCGTTCGTTGATCGTTTGCGTGTCTCCCGGAGCCCGAAGCTTCACCAGGGGACGACCGTATTTATCGTACGTGTAAAATTCAGCCTCGACAAACCCGTGTCTGAAACTCCATTCCTCCAAGTAGGCCTTGGCGCGCAAAGCCGCCGCCACGAGTTGGTCGCGGTGTTCAGTGTCCGTTCGAGGATGCATCTCGGGTGCGTCATAGCCGTACAACCGCACACGGTACTTGAAGACCTTGTTATCGGGATAGGGAATCGCCAGCCACAACGTATCCCCGTCGTATACTCGGAGCACTTTGGCGCGACAGGTTAACCCCGAAAGCGAAAACGTCGGGGTGTCTTCGTACGTCGCCTTTTCAAGAGCGAGTGATTTCCAGAATTCAACCCAACGTTTCATGTGTAAATTGATTTTTCTTTCACGGGCGTGCATCTGTGAAAATCAATTTACCGTAAAGACTTTTTCGAAACAGACTCCCAGCAAAAAAATGTGGTTATGCGAAAGCTGTAATCGATGGTACAACGAACCCAAGGCTTACCTGGACCACACTCACGGTTGTGACGCCTTCCAAGCCCAACAAGAGATTCAACGTCAATACCGCATCTGGTTTGGAAACGAAGAACACGCGACGAGTTCACAGTCAGCCTCGGAGCTTTTCGAGCAGTTGCGCGCACTGTACGTCCACGTCGATCGACTCCTCTCGTCCAACCATCGGATTATCCGGGCGCTGGAGAGTCGGAAACAAAAATAAAAAAACTCATACATGTACGTCCATTTCCACTCGAATTCGTTCCTGCAGTTCTCGACGAATGGTTCGAGTGTGCAGATAGGTTGGAAGCATTCTGCGTACGGGGAAAATGATGGACTCGACGGGTTCTTTTCCAGGTTCGGGTCTAGGGATGGTGAATGGATCATCATAGGGTTGACAACGATAATTTGCATTGTACGTACCCTTTCGGATACAATGATAGTAAATATATCGATCCTTGTCTGTGTACTTGAAAAAAGGAAGAAGGTACATTTTGTTCGATGCACGGTCGAGTTTAAGCGACAACACTGGGGAGATGACCGCGATCATTTGTCTATTTTGTGTATTCACAGTACATGGCTCAATACCGCAATTTTTGCGCATTTCTACAAGACGCCTTCGACGTCGTCACGACCGCCGAGGAGTACAGCGAAACGAAAACGATCACTTTCGTTGCAAGATTGCTGGACACGAAAACACGCTGAAAGGGACTACGTTTGCAAACAAGAAAGCGGCCAATCGTGCTGTGGACACCTGGTGCGAAGTGTGCAACAAGAACGCTCTCGAAGAAAAAGAGAGACTGGTATTCAGCAAGGAGTTTAAAAAAATATTTTGACCAATATTTTTTTTTGACACAGTAATCGTGCACCACCGCTAATACCATTACAACACCGGAAATCCCAGGGCCCCGCCTGAAATCCTGATAATATTGTTATTGACAGCGACGACGATGAATTGGTAGGTGTTCTTAAAGTTACCTCCTCCGGTGTTCACGGCTCCATTGGCAGCGGCAACGCACTGATCGGAGGCGTAGGGAACGATGGATACGTTGGTCAATTTGCCGTAGTTGGTGGAACCCATGGGATCCAAGGAGATGAAGTCCAAGGAGTATGAGTACATGTGGTATCCAGTCTCGACGGGGATGACCGCAGAGGGTTGGAAGTAGGGTTGAATTTGTGAAAAGTAGTCGGATCCCATTTGGCTGAGACGTTGAGTGTTTTCGTAGATGAGGGTTGTGCTGAGGATGGGGTCGGTGGCGGAAGGATACGAGGGGTTCCAGTCGATGTTCTCGGTGGCAACCTTGGGAGAAGTGTTGGTGTAGACGGACCATTCCGATGAGCAAGAGGTGTTTCGGACGGCGAAGAACAGAGCCTTGATGGCGTGGGCGAAACGAATGTCGTATGAGGGTCCTCTGTTGTTGAGGGGGTTGAAGGTCTGGACAGGTGCGGTTTGGACCTGTTCGATGAGGATGTCTCGAGGAGCGCATCCCATACGCTTTCTTTCGTCGTTGGAAACGATGGCGTAGTTGGCCCAGACGTACACATTGCTCAATGAGGGCATTCCTCCGATCAACTCGCTGGCAACAGGTGGTCTGGATGGGCACGAGGGAGCCACTCCGGGAACAACAATTGGAGCTGGGTTGTCGACGATGAGGAGATCCTTCCAGTCGCGGAACCAGAATTGGATTCTCATTTCGTTGTAAGGCAATGCGGCAGTGGGGAGGGCCACACCGGAATCTCTAGTAAAGAAGTAAGGAAGTGGCAAGTTGAGGATAAAACTGCGGATGGTTCGTCCGGCAATGGCAGGTTGGATCAAGTCGGAGTAGTTTCCGATCATGTTGTAGTATCCAACTTGTTTTCCAGCGGGGACAGTGAAGGCTGCCCAGAAATCCAAGAAAAAGTTATCCAATCGAGCAGCAGACAAGTCGTTGAAGGTGATGGAGGATTCGCGGATGAGGTTGTGCATCAGGTTTCGGGTCCATCGGAGCTGAAGTCCCTGATTGGCAAGTTCGTCCTTGAGTCCAACTTCGGGAACTTCGACGCGAAGCCAGAGTTGGAGGAGATAGTCTCCTGCACGAGAAATATTTGCGGACCATTCCTGTCCAAAATCAGCCGTTCCACTTCCTCTGCTCAACACAGTGGGGACCTGGGTGAACCAAGTGGACTTGCGGGTTTCCCTCACAAAGTAGGTGATTGCGTTCTTACCACCGTACATGTACTTTTCGAGTTCATCGAATGTTGCCAAATCGATGAAGCCGGATGTCAGATTACTAGATACCAAGCTTGCAGCCATTTCGTTTTATTAGTACCAATATTTTTTTTAAATTTTTTTCGTTTTTTTTCACGGTATAGGTTTAAATCCATTCCGTTTAGATCCCCGTGGACCCGAAGCCACCGGTTTCCCGCGTGCTGGGCGCGTCGTCGTCGCCGATACCTTCGGTCAAGTCGAGAAACTCCTGACGACGGAAGATCAGTTGACAACATCGGAAAGGGAGTTGACGATCGAGATCGATCGCGTCCTCCGCAACGCGCGTCAACGCCACCAGCAAGGTACCTTGGTACGACCGATCGATGATTCCTAGACTGTTGCTCAGCATGTATCCCGATTTGGATAGACTGGAGCGGGGAACGATTTCCACGTAATACCCAAAGGGTACACGAATCGACAATCCCGTATCGTACAAACTCGTCTGCGCATTCAGTGTTTTCGTTTTACAAATGATCGTGAGGTCGTATCCCACATCCGATAATCGAGCCTTGGTGGGGAGTACAGCATCCGGAGTGTGTCGGCGCACTACACACGGTCCAATCTTACGGTACCCGTACAAGATTTGTCGTAGCTGTTCACGTTTGCTGCACTCGGGCGATAATTTGCCGATCAAATCAATCGCGTTGGTCGATCGATACTCTAGACTCTTGTCGCCCTGGAGCGCGGGTACCTGGGCAAACTGGGAAAAGCGTAGCATAAAATCCGTGGAACTGAAGTGGACAGTCAGTCGGATGTCTGGTGTCTCGTCCATTTCCAGCACCGAGTTCATGTCCACGAACCCGGACACGTACGCCCAATTGTCCAACTCGGTGACATACGGAAAGACCGCTAGCTCGCGAATCGTACGAACCAGATAACACTTGAAATAATTCACCGAGCCGTAAACCATCCGGGATGGAGGGGTATGTGCGGGGGCGTAGACTTTTTTGTACATCTCGTATGCGCGATGCACGTCCTGTAAACTACAATATCGATCGTGCACGAAACAGCACTCGTCGTCTTCCTGTCCCCGAAGAAGCTGGGAATCGTCATACATAAAATTCAACAAACAGCCTACAAGATAAGGTGAGAGAGAGGTTGTCATGGTACCGTGCAAGGATGTGTGTACGTGTAGGGTGCGTCCACCTTGGGAGAAAATCAATTTATTCTCCAACTTAAAAGATGCTCGGCCACAAAGAAACCATGCACTTTAATGACGAATTGATGCGCGGAGTCGATATGACCGAACAATTGCGCCTGTACCACACCAAGGATGACCGATTCAAGGGGTTGATTTACGACCACACGTTCCAACCCGTGGTCTCCAATTTCCCAGTCCACACCGAGTACACCATCCCCGAACAAGCCGACGAATTTGCGCAAGCGTACGCCGAAGAACCCTGGCCCATCACACTGTACGAAGCAATCGAAGGGTCGTTGATCCGTGTCTACTACTATGCGGACGAGTGGCACCTATCCACGTCGAGTCGTCTCGACGCCTTTCGTAGTACATGGGCGTCTTACCAGTCCTTTGGAAGCCAGTTTGAAGAATTTGTCGTGTCGATTTCAGGCGTACCCTTGGACGTGTTCCTGTGCTCGCTGCGCCCGGAACGCAAGTACTATTTTCTGCTCCCCACCGCTGGGCTCAATCGTTTGGGTAAGGCACCCGATGAGCAGGAATCACGACGAATATATCTTGTCGCGGTCGAGACCTCGGATCATCAATTGCTGGCGGGAGAACGTTTGCCGCGCGACGAAACCAACCTCTGGTCGTACGCCAAAAGTTGGGTCGTGTCTTCCGTGGAGGAATGGATCACGCTCGCGCAGAAACAGAATCTGCTCTACTACCGTTCCGCCACGGAAATCATCCGTTGTCAAACCGCGTTGTACGCCCATCGATGCGCGCTTCGAAACAATGAGATGAACCTATTTCTCCGATATCTCCAGTTGAGACAAGACAAGGATTGGATTCGGTGCACCCAATTCTGTGACATGTACCCCGAGGTAGATTTCGAGCAATGGTTTGACAAATCGCTGACACAGTCCGTCTCGACCTTGCACCACGCGTACGTCCAGCGATACATTGACAAACAACGTATTCAGCTCCCCAAGGCGATGCACGTGTTCCTCCGCAAGTGTCACGCCCGCTACATGGAGACCCGCGGCAAGACCACGCCCACCGTCGTGGAGGAGCGACTTCTCGCCCAGGAACCCCGCCACATTCTCGCGCTCTTTCAACAGACGCAACCGGTCATGGCTGCAGCGCAAGACGGATAATTAAATTCAAATTTTTTCTCTTACAAATAAACATATCGGTTCAACCATGTCGTATGCGCAAGCTGTAACTTATATTGACCAACTCCCACCCATGGTTCAACTACCTTCCACGTACGGGGCGAAAACCAACCCGTACTACGAAGAGGTCGTCAAGGATCATCCGAATATTCAGTCGAAAATCCGCCAGACGGACACTAATTATTTCGGCAAATATGAAGAGACCCTGGCAGTCCCGCCACCGCCTGCTCCGATGCCGATGTACCCCAATGAGGGACGCGCCGTCCCCATTCCCGACTATCCGCTCAAGGGTTCGCCACCCGCCAGTTTACCGCAAAACTACGTGCCTGGAAGCATGAGCTCGGCCGCGTCCGAACAACATCTCCCGGTCGCTCAGAACGTTCCCACGCATTACTTGCGACCCCTCGCTGGACACGCGTACCAGTCCACCTACCCCATCGTGGAACACATGAATTGCACCCAGTGTAGTTTCTGGCAGAACAAATGCGAACGGTTGTACTTGTTTATCATCGCGGCACTCGTGGTCATCGTACTCTTGCTGCTACGCAAGGTAATCTGGAGCAAATGACGTACGAAAAAAATTTCAACTTTAAACTCGTTTGATTTCGAAAGAAATGACGGAACCGACAGATTCGAAATCAAACGAACAGAAGACGGAGAAGATGTGTCTGGTAATTTCAGGAGGAGGCGTGAAAGGATACGGCATGCTAGGGGTGGCCCAGTACTTGGATGAATTCTACGATCTCGCGCAGTTTGACACGTACGTGGGCACCTCGATTGGTGCCATTATCGGGTACCTTTTCTGCATCGGATACAAACCCCTCGAGATTGTACACTCCACGATTCGGAATGAAGTCCTCAAACAACTGAGTCATTTCTCGGGTGACTTACCCTCCGCGCTCTTTTCAGAATACGGCCTTCTCCATTTTGAGCCGATCAGTGAGTTTCTCGAGTTGATGACGCTTTCCAAACACGGACGTCTCTTCACCTTCCAAAGTCTGTACGATACACTAGGACAGGACTTTGCCTGTCTGACGTACAACTACACGAAATTGCGTACGCAGCTGCTGCACCGGACAACCACACCGGATCTACCCTGTCTCCAAGCCCTTCAGATGAGCGCCTCGATTCCGTTTGTGTTTACCCAATGTATCCATAAAAACCAGGTCTTTTTCGACGGGGGGTTAGTCGATAATTTTCCAATCCGTGTGGCGCTCAAACTCGATCGTACGAGAATCATCGGGATCGTTTCCAGTGTACAGTCGCCCCAGGAACTTCAAGACACTGAATACGCCGGAATTTCTTTAATGTTGGTCTTGTCGCTCGCAATCATGGAAAACACACGACGTACCATACGCAAGTACCGTAAACGATGCGAAATCATCGATATTCCACTGGACAATAACGTGCTCGATTTTCAGTCCGATCTTCCCACCGTCATGGAAATGTTTTCCGCAGGATACCGGGCCGCAAAGCAACATTACTCGTGAACCCGGTTGGTTTTATTTGCATTCGTGCAACTAAAACCATTCGTCTAACACATTCGTCTTTATGATTCTGTGAGGATTTCGATCACGGACGCAAGGTAGGTGAGTCGATTGTTCAAGGAGACCAAATCGGCTGTTCCGGTATTGCTGTTGAAAAAGGTGATGATTTCCTGGTACGTATTGAGGGATGAGTCGAATTCGCCGTCGACTACTGCAATAAGTGCGCTTTTCAGTTCTCCTAGGTCGCTTTCGACGGTGGATGCTCTGGACTCGAGGGCATCGATATCGGATTCGGCGACAGACACTCTAGATTCGAGGTTGTCAATGTCGGATTCGGCGACAGACACTCTAGATTCGAGATTGTCAACGTCGGATTCGGCGACAGATACTCGGGACTCGAGGGTGTCAATGTCGGACTCGGCCACTGAAGCGCGGGACTCGAGATTGTCGATGTCGGATTCGGCGACAGACACTCGGGACTCGAGGTTGTCGATGTCGGATTCAGCGACAGACACTCTAGACTCGAGGCTGTCAATGTCGGATTCAGCGACAGACACTCTAGACTCGAGGTTGTCAATGTCGGATTCAGCAACGGACACTCTAGACTCGAGGTTGTCAATGTCGGATTCAGCAACGGAAGCCCGGGATTCGAGGGTGTCGATGTCGGATTCAGCAACGGAAGCGCGGGACTCCAAGGTGTCGATATCGGATTCAGCAACGGAAGCGCGGGACTCCAGGCTGTCGATGTCGGATTCAGCCACTGAAGCGCGGGATTCCAGGCTGTCGATGTCGGATTCAGCCACGGAAGCGCGGGACTCCAAGTTGTCAATGTCGGATTCAGCGACGGAAGCGCGAGACTCGAGGCTGTCAATGTCGGATTCGGCCACTGAAGCGCGGGATTCGAGGGTGTCGATATCGGATTCGGCCACTGAAGCGCGGGACTCGAGGGTGTCAATATCGGATTCAGCCACTGAAGCACGGGATTCGAGGGTGTCGATATCGGATTCAGCCACTGAAGCACGAGACTCCAGGCTGTCGATATCGGACTCGGCTACTGAAGCACGAGACTCCAGGCTGTCGATATCGGACTCGGCTACTGAAGCACGAGACTCCAGGCTGTCGATATCGGACTCGGCGACGGACGCACGAGATTCGAGATTGTCGATGTCGGACTCTGCCACTGAAGCTCTGGACTCCAAGGTGTCGATGTCGGACTCTGCCACTGAAGCTCTGGACTCGAGGGTGTCGATGTCAGACTCGGCGACTGAAGCTCTGGACTCGAGATTGTCGATGTCGGACTCGGCGACGGAGACCCTGGACTCCAATGAAGTGATGTTACTTTCGGCCTCGGGGATACGACGGTCGAAATAGTCCAACACATCGGTTACTATTCGTGTCGAATCCGCGTCCATGAATGTTACATTCGTGGGAAAGCTGAAGACAGTCGCCTCAGCTTGTTGGTCGAGCAGGAAATGTTTATCCTGTATAGGATCGAAGAGATTAATTTGAGATCGTTTAATTCGTAGTGCCATTTATTATATATAAATATTTTTTTACAAACATCGTAAAAAAACAGGTTTGATTTCGACTCTGCGGGTTATGAGGTTGCGAGTGTACTGACGATGGACGATAGTTCTGTGAGGCGTGCATTCAAGCCGGCTAGGTCGTCCACGTTATTATTCGCCGCAAAATCGCTTGTGATACTTTGTAGGGAACTCAAAGTGGAATTCACCGTACCATCGACGATTGCAAAAAGGACGTCTTTCGCCTGGCTCGCTTCGGACTCGTACAACGTGAGATTGGACTCCAAGGCGTTGATATCGGCCTCGGCGACGGACGCACGAGATTCGAGGCTGTCGATGTCGGATTCAGCCACTGAAGCACGGGACTCGAGACTGTCGATGTCGGATTCGGCCACTGAAGCGCGGGACTCCAGGTTGTCGATGTCGGATTCGGCGACCGACACTCTGGACTCGAGGGTGTCGATGTCGGATTCCGCCACTGAAGCTCTTGACTCGAGGCTGTCGATATCGGACTCGGCGACGGAAGCGCGGGATTCGAGGTTGTCGATATCCGATTCTGCAACCGACGCTCTAGATTCGAGTGCATCAACGTCGGATTCTGCGATGGATGCTCTAGACTCGAGGGCATCGACGTCCGATTCGGCGACGGACACCCTGGACTCGAGGCTGTCGATATCGGATTCGGCGACGGACACCCTGGACTCGAGGTTGTCGATATCGGATTCGGCGACGGACACTCTGGATTCGAGGTTGTCGATATCGGATTCGGCGACGGACACTCTAGATTCGAGGTTGTCAACGTCGGACTCGGCGACAGAGACCCTGGACTCGAGGGTGTCAACGTCGGACTCGGCGACAGAGACCCTGGACTCGAGGGTGTCAATGTCGGACTCGGCGACAGAGACCCTGGACTCGAGGGTGTCAATGTCGGACTCGGCGACAGAGACCCTGGACTCGAGGTTGTCAACGTCGGACTCGGCGACAGACGCTCGTGATTCGAGGTTGTCAATGTCGGATTCGGCGACAGACACCCTAGACTCGAGGTTATCGACGTTGGATTCGGCAACGGACACTCTAGACTCGAGGGTATCAACGTCGGACTCGGTGACAGAGACCCTGGACTCGAGGGTATCGATATCGGACTCGGCGACGGACACTCTCGATTCGAGGTTGTCGACGTCGGACTCGGCGACCGACATCCTGGACTCCAAGTTGTCGACATCGGACTCGGCGACCGACACTCTCGATTCGAGGTTGTCGATATCGGATTCAGCGGTGGACATTCTAGACTCTAATGCATCTATATTCGACTCGGCGGCAGTGACTGGGGTTTGAAGATCGCTGATTCGACTTTCGACGTTTTCTACGGTACCAAAATAACTCAAGACATCATTGATTGTACGCGTAGTATCTGCGAACGTGAGATCAGTGGGGAACTGGAATTGTGCCACCGCTTGTGATTGCGATAATTTAAAGCGCAACGCGTCGTCAGGAGTATACAAATTCAAGGCTTGTCGTTTGTATCCCGCTGGGGCTAGTAGCTCGACCGTCATCGTGGACCCGGTGAAATCATTGGACCCCGACCCTGTGTATATACTTCCATTGACCATCAACTGATATCCGGTTACAACCTCGAAACTCGTGGATACGTTATCATCGTGTGGCTTATACCCGTACACCATCGCAAGAGTGAAATTAAATTCACCTTCTATCATAAAAGCAGCTAGAGTTGTACTAGAAATATCCCCTTGGGTGAAGTAGACCGCGATTTTTCGAATACGGAACTGGATAACGGTCGCACCCACTCCGAATGATGTCGGAAGAAACCCCAAGAAATTGTACAAGTCCGAAAATCGAACTGCCTCGTTATTAGACAGTAACAATTCGATACCGTATCCGGACGCGAGATTCATTGAAAATTCTGCAGGCCAATAGATTCCGTAATCTTCGAGTGAGTAGAGTGTGTTCACATTGGCTGTTGTGAAGGTAAAAGCCGTTCCAGCTTGCTCGGCTTCAGTGTATAAGGTTGCTATTGTTGTCATTTGTTCTTTATTACTATACTAGAAAGATTTTATTTTCGTTTCGTTTCCGTGGTGACCGCTCCAAACTACGCACCACCAGCGGTGGGGTTTGTGGGTACGTACAGAAACCGAAACGTCCGCGGAAGGTCGAACGAAGGATCGTTGGAAACGACGAGATCGTTCAGTCGTGGCGTGAAATATTGCGATAGGGGTGGGAGCGCGACGTATTCCATCGCGGCTGTCCGGATCCGAAATGTATCAGAGTACCCCATCTGCCGGGGTTGCGCATCGTCCGACGCTACTACGGGTTCCAAGAAAAACGCCTCGTAGTCCTGATTGAGGAAGTCGATGGCCTTGTACCAATTGACGCTTCGTCCTTCCACGCGAAGCACCGAATCGAGTTGACGATCGTACAACAACACGGGTGTCCGGGTGGTAATAGGAATGAAATTCAGACCGGGATGAGGAATGAAGGGTCGAGTCATGCGCAGTCGGACATTGGGCTTCAAGACGATGCCCGTTTCGACATTCTGCACGCGTACGCGATCGTAGAAAAACATTCGATCGCCACGTTCTGCGGGTAACGTGAAGAACGAACCATCGATAAACGTGGTGGTATCCGCGTCCGGTTTGAGAATGAACCCTGGATTGAGATCGCGATGCGTCGAGTAGAAAATCGGTTTGCAGCTCCGATCTCGCGCATTCCACGTGCCCCAGTAGCATTGAGGAGCGGTGCATTGATCGATGCACTCCTTGACGGTGGGGGTGGTAAAGCATGTTCCGTTGATGGTCGCGTCACATGGAATGTCGAGGTTGACGGTCGTGTTGGGAAATTGTTGCATTTTATTTATACTCTGAATACTCTGAATTCGCGTTCACAGCGCGCGGTACCGATTCCAGTGAATGGGCTGCACGATGAACGAGTGTTTGGTGCACGTAGTGGACCACCATTGCATGACCCGGGAATTGTCGAGTGCCCATTCAATCGCCCATGAATCGTACAGAAATGGAACGCGGTGTCGTTTGTACAACTGCAGCCACCAATCGAGGACCGAAACGTGTCCATTTCGACTGGCTTGATTTACGGCCTGGATCGTGCGCTTGAACAGCACTCGACCTTCCTGTGACCGTGCAAACCACCATTCGAGCACTTTGATGTGTCCATTTTCGCTGGCCAGGTCGATTGCACCCGCGGAGTAGCGCAGCGTGTATTGCCGCTCCTCCCATTGCGCCAGCCACCAGTCGAGTACGTGCACATGTCCATTGGCGCTCGCTGCGTCCATCGTATGTTCACTGTACTTTAGTGGAATCGAGGTCAGAGGGGTACGGGTTACCCACCAATTGAGAATATCCACGTCTCCGTTCGCGCTCGCCGCATTGATGGATGTCATCTTATATTTGAGCCGTATACCGTACGTTAGGTGCGCGTGGAGCCACCAGTCGAGGATGCGCGTATCCTTGCATCGATCGATCGCACGTGTACTGTACCGCAAATCCACATCGTATTTGCTGTGCATTTCAAACCACCAGTCGAGTACTTCAGGGGAGTGTGCATAATCCACAGCGTCTTTCGAATATTCCAGGTTCATTCGAGTGTTCCGGATATAATTTCGTTTCCACCACTGTAAGACTTGTAGTTGACCATACTTGGATGCACTGTCGAGCGCATGTTGTGAAAACCGAAAAGGAATGTGCAATTGTTTACAGATTTCCAACCACCATTCGAGCACGTGCACCTGACCGTACTGGGACGCCCAGTCTACCGCTCGGTGCGAGTACCAATTGTTCCACGCCATTACCGGCTGGAGTTGGCAGATACGAAAGACGTACTGCAACAGCTGAATATTCCCTTTTTGCGAACAGTGATCGATGAGGTAACTGTTTTGTGGGACGTGCTGACGTCGTAGGAAATGGAGCAGTGTCCGGATACGGATTCGTGAATCCTGTAAATTACAGGCCCAAGAGTAGGTATATCGTTTAGGGTCCTGGTCGATTCGTCTGAATCCTTTTTGGGGAAATAAATAGAGCAATGCTTCGATGGAATGAAATTCGACGATCAGTTGGGCCACATCGATTTGTATGAAATCGAGCACAGCACTGTCGTCCTCGTCATCCATGATGATTGTATCGTAGATGAAATTTATTATCCACAAAATCATCGAGATTCAATTTACATCGCGCTCACAACACTCCGTTTCTCCCGAGACATTCGTCCTCGTACGCGTACAGTTGTGACATAAATCCAGGATTGGGTTGCGCGTAGGGTCGTTGTTGTTGAATGAACAGGAGGATCGAATCCGCCCAGGAACGGCGCGTCTTGGGGATGTACGGTCGAACGAAAATGTGGCTCATTCCCTCGGCAAAGGAGCGGAGAAAGAATGCGATCACGATGGACACGCTACGGGAGATGCCTGCGCGGCAATGGACGAGGACGTTCTTTCCCTGAAAGAGTGCGTTTGCAATAATCCAAAAGGTGGACTCAAAGTATTGGTGAATGGGTTCCGAGGGGGCGTCCAAAAGAGGAAAAATGTGTTGCTCGATGGATTCGGGTAGAGCGGGGACTTCATCTACGGGAACAATCCCAATGACCGTCTGAATACGGGTCCGAAGAAAATATTCTGGAATATTTCGGTAGGGTTGGACCCCAGAAATAAACAACGTGGCGCCATTGGGGTACTGTACGATGGGGGATAATGTTTGCATCTCTCTTTATTACTCCGCAGGATCGTTTTCCCAAATGGTCGCGCAGTTCGACGATGTCTCCAACCATGGCCAATTCGTGGCTTGGGTCCGAATACGAATCCGAACCGGGGTGGTCTCGTCCTCTCGGCGTCGTTCGGATAATCGAATGCTCAGTTTCTCAAATAATTTTCCTCGTTGGGTGAGATCCACGCGTACACAAAGTTCGCGTAAACCCACGTCTGCGATATGCAAAAATTCAAGGCACGTGTACGACGCAGGAAGGGTCACCGAGGGGAAATAACCAATGTTGGTCAGGGAAACGGTACGAAGGAGTGACCACTCCGGTCGGAAGGTCCATTCGGCGAGACTCAGCGTCACTAGTGTGAGCTCCTGCAATTGGGTACACTCGCCTGGGATGATCAGTTCTTCGAAGGATGGACAGTCGTAAACCATGACCGTCTGAAGTTTGCGTTGAGTCGATTGAAATTCGATACTTTTCATAAACGGCGCGTGGATGATGCTCACATCCTCCAGGCGACACATGCGTGCGGAGAAGGACACTGCGCACGTATAACCAATATTGCAGCACACGATTTGTCGCATCGCCACGCACGTGGACTGGTACTTTAAGAATGCGTCAAAGGGTATTCCTTTTTTGTCCTTCCGATCTGTCATGAACACATACTCCCTGAGCCAGCCGACAGCGATCCTTTCTCGGTACGTCCGACACGTTTGTCGGAGAGCCTTATACGTCTCCACATCGCAAAATTGAAACAGCTCATAAATCGAAAGCCCACAAGATTCCATCGACGCCTGGGGATCGTCCGAGGCTGAAAGAGTACCTGGATTCAATTTATTCATTCAGGGTTAAAGAAGACAGTCGTACAAGTAAATTGTGAATTATCTTGCCGCATTATGTATCCCATTCGAGCCTCGCGATCCGTCTGGGCGAAAAATTTTAGCCGGCCTCATGTCTGCTCGGAATTGTGCAACGCGCACTACATTATCAATGACAATCTGATCCGTCTCACGTACCAAACAGGATGTTTGTATCCCGAAAAAATCGAACCGGCGTATATCCATCTGACCGAAAGGAACACAGACGAACAGGTGCGTTACCAGGATGAAATCTTACCCCTTCCTCGGATGATACGTTTGTGTATTGATCACCCACTGCGCAGACCGCAGCTGTACACGTACGAATTCGGACCGGACGAGCCTGTGCGATTATCCACGCTCGTCGACTTGTTCGACAAGCACTACCAACAGATCTACAAGGAGGAAGAAGAGCAGGCTACCCACCGCGAGTTCTGGGTGTCGCGCACCTGTCCGGATTGTGACGACGACACGTACACCGAGAGTAACATCGAGGCGTTTCTACAGCCCTGTGATACCCAAGCAGACTGTTTTTGTTTCAGTGACGAGGAAGAGGATAAGGCGCCCGAAGAAGGCGTTCAGCTTCGTGGCTGCGGACACCGGTTTCACCGCACCTGTATCCTGCGTTGGTTCAACACTCCTCGTTTGGAGCAAGACGACGATTCCTCGGAGCGGAAATCCAATTCGTGCCCCAACTGTCGCCAGCCGATCATTTCGTGCTCAACCTGCCAGTCTACACGAAGCACCAAGGAACGATTCTTCGGTGCGGTTCCCCCGTATAACGACGACGATGAGGAACAAGACGACCGACCCGAGACGGACGGTCCATACGGAATCCATACCATCTACTACGAGGAGTTGTTTTTCAAGGGGATCGTGTACGACGCCGCTCAGCAATTGGTTCGTCTGGTGCCCTTGGAGCGTCTCGAATAAAAAAACTAGTTTAAATCATTTCTTTGGTACACGTAAAAATGTCAATACAGAAAGACTTGGATGAACTCAACATGATCAATCTAGAGATTCGCAGGCTACAGGATACCCTGCGGACGTTTCGAAAACAAAAAGAGATTGTCGAAACGCGGGTGATCCATTTTCTCAAGGAACAGGAGACGCACGGTGTCCGGTACAATGACCAGGCGGTTTTACTCGAGACAAAACCGATACGCAACAAAAAGAAAAAAGCGGAAAAACTCAACGATCTGTCGATGGTGCTTCGCAAGTACGGTATTCAAAAAAACGAGAGTTTATTAAATGAACTGATCGAGGCTCAACGCGGCCTTCCCGCAAAGAATGATGTACTCAAGATGGTTCGACGATGATGGGTTCGTCGGATTCCACGAGACGGGTCAAGTCCGGTTCGCGGATGGATGTCAGCCGGACCACGCGCGCATTCCCGATCAGCTGTGGCGTCAGTTTGGTGACCACGGATCGCTGTCCCCGTAGAAACGGTTGCCACTGTTCGGAGAGATCCGTATCCGTCTCTTCGTCGACTACCATGAATTCATCCGGGCCGCGTACAGGGCGTACCAGCAGTGCGTACAATTTCTCATCGATGACGAATCGGATACGGTACAGACCATCGCGATACGGCTGACACGTACGCCGGAGCCATTGGTCGACATACAGTACAACCATTTCACCCACGAACTTGCCCGTTTCCAGCCAACTGAGCCATCCCTCGGGGAGATACGCTTGTGCATACGCGTCCAGAGATCGAGGGAGTACAGTATTATGTAGATTCTTGTCGCGTTCAAACAACTCGTGTACCTCGAAGATACCTTGGATATCGTCTCTAAATGTATATCCAAGATACATCCCTAAAGTGACTCCAAATGAAAGTAAGAAAAACATCTTTTGCGTTTTTTTCTGAGGGAGCTTTATGTTTAAGTGGACGTGGGTGCGGTCAACCTTCCCACACCCCCAGACACTTGAGCGAACAAAAGTATACCGTTTGATAGTCTCGAATGGTCTTGAATTGGCGTGTGCGTTTTCGACAGACTACGCACGTTTCGTAGTACTGTTTGAGTTGCTCGAGTTCGCGTACGACGAGTCGTTGAATCAACTCGCTAGCCATGTGGCGCGCGCGCGTCGACCCCGAACGGTCACTCGCGCTACCACCCGTGTTGCGAATCTCCTGTACATCCACCCAGGACAGAGGTTGGCCGGTCAGTTCGTTGACGTAATTTCCCTGTTCTACTTGTTTCCGGATATACTCCACCGGGAAGAAAGTGGGCTCAGCGTGTGGAGTAGACAGATCGGGGATCGCCACCAGAGACGATGACCGCGCTTCGGAGAAATACTTTTTCTTCCGCAGGCTGTCTCGTAGGGAGAGAATCATCGTGAAGAGTTGTCGTTCGGTGTCTTTTTTCACTTTGGCACTGATCTTGGAATCCTTCCAGAAGTGTGGGTTCTTTTCCTCGTCGGTACTGTAGATCGCGTCGCGAAGTGAAAGCTGACCCCGTTCTACGCGCTGTGGAAAAGTGTTCCACTTCTCGCCTTTCCACGGCGTCTTGAAGTACAGCGTGAACGACGCTAGGAGCATATACTTGGTCGCTGGGTCTGCGTTGGGAATGGCGTCAATCAACGCCACAGCATCTTGCATGATTTGAGTTTTCATCGTTTCAAAAAAAGTACAAGCTTATTTACGTTTATTTACTGCGAGAACTTCTTTTTATTTGCGTTCGGGTCGATGTTGTCTCGTTCCTTCTTAAGTGCTTCAGCCACCATCATGGTGTTGGCGCTCATTCCCGTCGAGACCAGTGGTGTTTCACGCTCGGTTTGGTGCGCGGTAGGGATATCCTCCAGTACCAGGTCATCGAGGCTGGTCGCCCCACCTGTACTGTACGTGTGAGACATGTGAGCGTCCGTGTCCATGACCGGAGGAGTCATCACGGACTGGGGTGTTTCGATCATGTCCATTTGGAGGTCGGGTTCAGCCATCGCGGACGATGCCTGTAGTTGTCCCATTCGATACAACGTGGTCACCAACCAGTTGTAAATGGACTCATAACCAATCACTCGATCAATCACGCGGTTACCCAACAAGACCAACAAAGTCGGTACGCAGACCACGTGAATTTTCTTCACGTAGGCGCGCATCGCCACAGAATCCACCGAAATGGCCTTTTCCTTAAGCATGGGAAATTCGTCAAAGAGTTTTTTAGACGAGGGTGAATACTGGCTATGAAAGAGTAGGTAATCCATGAAAATTTGTTATTCACATGAACTGTTTAAACCATCATGTTGTGATGGTTCGGGTACGGATGGGTGCTGGAGTTGGTCGAGCATCAGTACATGTCGGATTTCCATGAGACACCGACCGATCAGATTATCGCCGAACGCGTACCGTGAATGGTCGTAGATTCGTCGGATACCCGTGTGGAGCAAGTTCTCTTGCAACTCTGGGTAGGTATGAAACTTGATCCAAATCAGCTTGAGCATCTCCTCGAAAGGTTGTGTGAACGAGGGTTGGGAGCGTACAGCCTGGTACGCCGCGTCTACATTCGAAAAACTTCCCAGTTCGTGTTCGATTTGGAATAAACTGGAACCGGAAAACCCGGCTTGGTAGCCGGTATTGTACGATTTCAGGATGCAAATCGGGTTGAGAAATTTATAGAGGAAGATGTACTGGGTTTTGCTGAACGGTGATTTGATTCCCTTCCAGCGCACGGACATATTGGTACGCTGGTTGTGGATACGGATCGTTTCCTCGATCGCATCTCTGGAATTGAACGCGGCCTGCGTATAGTACAGAATGCACGCAACGACCAGACAAGATCGTCCATGGCCACCTTTGCAGTGTACATACAAGCGTTTTCCTTCACGTAGGAGTTGTACCAGATGTACAATCTCAAGACTGAATCGTTCCCAGTCCACGGGGACGCTATTGTCTTTTATGGGAAGATGGATTACCGAAAGAGACGTATGGTAGGGTTCGACGTTCTTCTCCGGCTCCAACGTCAACTTGATGATATAATCAAAGGATAGACGCTCCAAGGTGGACAAATCCTGCGCAGTGGGATACGCTCCAAAGAAACCGTTCGCGTGGAATGGAGTGAGAAAGTCGTCATCCGCAACCGTAGGTGAGGGTGGCGGAGTGTCCGCATACTCGGAGAGGTCGGGTTCAGCTGTTATCATGATGCCAAGTAATAATTTATAATAGACGTTGCTGTATTAAATACACTCAATCGGACAGTCGTCGATTTCCACGCTGGAATAGGTCCAGTGGAGCAAGTCCGCCAAGGGGAGGTCGATCTGGTACTGAAACAGGAGGCGATGGAGTTCTTCCGACGCTTGGACGGGTCGACAATAGTGCACTTGATGGGCAAAGGACGATCCCGACGATATGTCTGTAAATAGGCGGATTTCGTTCAGACGTGAGTGATCCAGCACATAGGGGAACGAAGGGTCGTCCAACCGAGGGTACTGCTGAACCATAGCATACGCGCGACAGAACCCCACCCCACGAACAGATACGTTGAAGTCGGTGCCGCATAACAGACACAAATTGATGAATTGTTCTCGAGTGAGACCCATCGCGTTCAGTAATCGGACCGTGTCGATCTGGTACGCACCCTCATCCGTGAATCGGAACAGGACCCGTGTCGCCCCAAAGAAAAATACATCACTGTCATTACTGAGAACATTTTCGACCAGTCCATTCGCCGAGAGGTATGCACACAACGCCTCTCCATCGTACTCTGCCTGTAGAACACAAAATCCTAGTGCGCGTAGCAACTGTTGCATTCCCGCGACTTCGCTCGCCGAGAAGGACAAATTGTAGGCGCGCGTTAAGCGCTGGACATGATCCCGAATCGCGCCGACAATGGGCTTCTGGGTCAGCGCGGACACGCAATCCGCATGCGATGCGAGAAACGCGGTGAGAAACGTATCGCAGATCCCGGTGGACTCGTAGTTCCGCAGGGACTGGTCCAACGCACCCGCCCGTTGTCGCCCCTTTTCGCGCTCCTCGCGTCGCTTATCGACCGTCGACTGTTTCAGAGGATGTGTATGCGAGCCATCGAATACACATACGGGATGAACACACTGGTTGCGCAATCGAACTAGAAACCAGATCACAGCGCGCATCCATGTGCGCTCGTCACGGGCTCGGAAGACATACAGAATATTCATCATATCCAGTGCGATACGCTGGTAGCGTAAAGCGGTGTATGACACGGGTTCGAAGCAGTCAGGCCAGCGGAGTTTGACGTATTTATAAAAGTCCTTGATCCCCATCGTGGCCGTACGACCCCGGGGAGGTAGGAACAGAAATCAATTTACCCAACGATCGAGTTGGTTCGCCATTGGTACGTGTACCGTCGGAATTTCTCATCCATGAGGTCGGAGAGTAATCGACGATAATCGTCGAGCAGTTGCGGATTTTCGAGCGTGTATCGACGGATGCGCTCGCGCATACGCTCTTTGTAACCCATGTCGGAAGCATGGTGCTCAAAGGCGTACTTCATGGCCGCAGTCGCCTCTTGAACGTCAAATTCATGATAGAAATATCCGATATCCTGACAGTAGTCGGCATTGTGCACAACCGGCCAACCCCACCACGCGACGTCGAGATAGAGGTAATTGAGCGGATTCTCCCACTGGAAGCTGAGCACCAAGTCGGCCCAGCGGTTGAGCGTCGTCAGCGTGGGATAACGATTCTCCGCAGATACCTTTTTGTGTTTACTGAGCTCGGTTTCTTTCAGAATGTCCTTGACGTTGGCGTTGTTGCGAAATTTGTCCGCGCACATCAAATACAAGTACTTAAAGTCGTTCTTCTGGCGTAGAAATTCTTCAGCGACCATGAGCGGAAACAGAAAGTGCTTGGCGACAGACATATTGGGTTCTAGGACGGCGATGGAGTGTATGGGCTGTTGTTCATACTCCTTGCTCCCGCTCTTTTGAATAAACTCCTCGCCGATGCTTGGAGACCACACAAACGGTACGACCGTCACGTTGGAATTTTTGTAGTAGAACCGCAAATAATCGATGCTTGTCTTTTCCATCTGCGGAATGACCCAGATCTGATCGTACGCGTACTTGGGCAACGCGGTGACCTTATCGGTGAACAGCGTCGCTTCGATCGTGTTGATGAATGTGTTTCCGCAAATGTACAACACGTGCTTGGTAGTCGGGTACAATTCCTTGTATCGCTCCATGATCGTGGGCTTCAAAGTGTGTCCCAATGTGATAATCACCTGGAAATGAACTTTGGTCAAATCGTCGGTATGAATGAGCTCCAAGTCAGCGGGTACACCTTGAGACGTGCGAAACTTTTCCAGATCGTTGTGCACCACGTATACGTAATGTCCCATTTTTTCGAGCATTCGAGCGAGAAAAATGCAGTTTTGATTGAGGCCGTTGCACCATAGGTGGTTTGGGCTCTTGATTGGGTAGCAGGATGCGGTAATGGCGATGGTAAGCATGGATTTTATCGAGTTGTTTCGGTGCATTAAGCCACTTTTGGCGATTGTCAGCAGTCCCATCCGGCGCGGTAGTGACAGACCACGTATCCCGGGATCATCAGTCGTACTCCTGCGCCGTGCGTCTCCTGCAACGTTTTGACGAATACGATGTCTTCATTCATTTCTACGGTATCCTTCCACTCGACGGAAATATCCCGCCGGTGTGAAAGATTATAGGTCGCCGCATTGATCTTCCCCAGTGGTACGCACACATTGACGAAGAAATCTTCAGTGATACCGTACGGCGACAGATCGACGCCGTGATCACTGTATGCGTTTTTGTACTCCGCAGCGTCCTCCATGCCTAGTAATTTGAGATTCACGACGCGGAGTGTGTTCGAGGCCCATTTGATGTCGAGTGGAATCTCGAGCCAAAACGAGTGCAAGGTAAACAAGTAGCTGGGGAGAAGAATATCGTCGCTGTCCAGGTAGCAGATGATGTCCCCGGTGGCGTGTTGCACGCCCACGGACTTGGGGTATCCGCGGTAGTACGTCTTACCGTCCTGTACTTGTTCGTACATTTTTTGCTGCGGAGGTGCGATCCACGCGAATTTGACGAGGGGGTTGTTTGAATACACCGCCTTATAGATTTTCTTTGCGAAGACACACCCATCCGCGACAATGACCAGTTCCTTGTCGGGGTGCGTTTGGGCGAGGAAACTGTTGATGGCGCGCACGAATTTTTCGCGCGCAAACGTTCGCGATCCAGGATAGCTACCTAGGTAGACCTGCATAATCACGCTGATTTTCATTACGGCGATTTTGTAAAACGGCTAAGATGTTTAAGCAAAAAATTTCACCCTAGATAAATAAACCGAATCCAGCATGAAATACAAATTCCTACAGGCCTATGAACCCGTGGTAGACACTTGTCCAGCCGACTCTTATTTTGAGACGAATATTTCCAATCAAGCCGTGCAGACCATGCAGCGTATGGCACCCGCTGCGGACGCCACCGAGTTTACCACGTTCGTTGGGGACCAGTACGATGCGCATTATCTGGCCAACATTGGGTGGGAGAAAATCAACGAGACCAACACGGGATACCGAATGTTTTTCTCCAAGGAGAATATGGATCGCATTTCCTGTATGATCACCCAGCAGTTGGCTCGCGCGGATCTGTACATGGTCGTCACCCCGCGGGTGATAGGTGGAATCATGTCGGATATACTACGTAACCATACTCCAGAGATCGGAGACATGTACACACAGTACACAATTCCCTCCCAGCGTCCCCGTAACGATCTAGCCAACCTAAACGAACGCGTGGTCAACGTCATTGTCAACACCATTGTGAACGAAGAAGATGCGCGCAAGTGGAACGAGTCCTTGAATATTTGGGACACCGTCTACGGTGATTTTAACCGTAGAGGATTGCGAGCGCACGCGGTGATTCGCAAGAAAGACAACGATTATCTCAAAGGACAATTTAATATGAATTATTAGTGCTCGATGCTTCGAAGTAGTCTTCTGTTTCGATCATACCGGTTTGAACGAGTCGATCCGGCCGGTAACACACTTGAAACATTTCTTCGTGTATCGCAGGCAGGAGTGCCCGTTGGACCGCTCGGTGCACCAGGTGATGATAGCGTCGAACGAACACGCGATAAAAGGCTTCGTGGCAACCATCGCAGATTCGGGTACGGTAGGCGATGGGGTAACACCGGAACTGGGCGTTACCGCACGTCGGGCAGTAGATCCAGCGCAACGCCACTCCCACACCGGAGCGAGGAGTGTGTGCCATACGATATTCCATGAGTCGCACCATCTCTTGAATGTGGAAATCCGCCACCCCACCCGGAAGGTCGTCTAGGGTAATCATTTATTGTACTTTTTTCCTCGGTCTGTCCCAAGTATAATTTTCAATTTTCAAGAGTAATTGCAAATCCAAAAGGGGATGCGGATGAAAACGGCTGAGGAGATAGATCTTGTAGACTTGGATAATGTGTTTCAAGCGTAGCTCGTCCAACATCGCGTCATGTCGTCGATAGATCTGGGTATACGCCGCCTGGAAACCATCGCGGTACGCGCGTTGGTACCGACAAGGGTCGATGTAGGCGTAGTCCGGGGCGATAACAAAATCCGACGTATCCCGTACGCCCATGAAGGGTTGGCGATAAATCGTATCCCATTTCGCGGCCTCCACACCCTCGCTGAAGCCGTGTTCGTATCCCTCTTGGGCGATAGGCACGAGAAGATCCTTCATCCAATCCATCTCGAAAATGCACGTGCAAATGTCCGGATGGTCGCACATACACTCATCGTCGTCTTCATCCAGCATGTTGGAGCATTCCGTGGATCCTCTGGGGGAGGAATCGTGCGAATCAATTTTGGTCATTCGATTTGTTCAGAAAATTGATTCCTACAAACACACCCGCACACTGAATCACTGAATCACTGAATATGCAACAGGAACCGTATCCTCCACACGACTTCCGACTTGTGCGCATGATTCAGCGGATCGTGGTCGAACGCGTACGAGGTGTGCGCACCCATCCCGTGACGGGCGAGGTGTGTCTCATAGCCTCTCGACAACTGTTTTATGCGCTTTTTTTGACTCATCGCCCGTCGTGGTTGTCTTTTCTTCGAGACTGGACGCGGATCCTGGGTTGCGCCTTTCGTATCGAATATGCCGCCGACGCACAACCAGAATGGTGGATCAAACGGAGCGATGATCCCATTCCCTGGTACAATGAAACGGATTACATCGACGATCTGTTTGCCATACTGGATACCAATATTGAATGGCAGGAAGAACAGATTGAAGCGGACGACGACATAACTGAATGGGACGACCCGAACGTCGCGGACTCCTTCTCCATCGTCAGCGACGAATCATATTAATAAAAAAAGGGGGTGGAATGACGTACACGTCTTCTGGGTACGCTCGAAACAGCATGGGCGCTTGATATTCGGGGATGGTGGCCCATGTGGCGGCTGTATCCCGTCCGCCGTGTTTCTGACCGATAAAATACAAATCCGCCGAAGCGAGATTGTAGTAGGCGCGCCACTGCTCAAAGACGCGACCTAGCGGTGTGATCGTATAAATATCGCTGATGGTCAGATTGCGGTAGTAATCTTGCATATCCACAATTCCCGACCGACTTGCGAACGAGTCTGAGGCGTGGCTACGCGCGGTCCCGTGTTCGGGGCGTCCAAGCGATGCACACGTAAACACAAACAATCCACCTGGTTTCAGTAGAGAATAGATTTTTCGAATGGACTGGGGATATTCGGGATCGTGCTCAAAACACTCTGTTGAGATAATGGTATCGAAGGAATCGGGTACAAACGTCAGGTCTTTGGTGCGACTGACAACCGTTACGTTCTCACCATCCGCGACGTCGTTTCCGTGGTACTCGCATGCGCTAAACAAGTGTCGATTGTTTCCGTTCACGTCCCCGGCGCCTACATCCAGTACCCGCTTTCCGCGAAAAAACTCGGGAAAATGATCTCTCGCGAATTCAGTAAAGCTCTTGGCCTGATCGTGCATTGTTTATTAAAAATCCTCGTGTACTTAAATGCGCGCACGGGGTTGATCACGGGTTTAGGGGTTCAGGGATTCTATGGGCGACAACTGCACGTCGCGCGCTTTTGCGCTCATCTGTTGAAGCTGACCCTGGATAGGGGGTGGAAGACGTAGACTTTCAAATTTACCCACTCGGTTTTCGTTCTGGATTTGTCGGATCGCCTCGTCGAAACTCTTTTGCATCACTTGTAGCTTTTCGTCGGGAGAGATATCGAATTTTAGCGCATTCGAGTTGTCAAACGGTACTCCGATGACATAGTCCCAAAAATTACCTTTCAGGTTCAGATACAGTCTTTCCAGTTGGAAGAGGTTGTGGAGCATCAGTGCGGCACTGTAATTGGCGATATTACTCACCTTGTGGTTGGGGTGGTACAATTCACTGTCTCGTTTGGTGTAGATATCGGTGATTTTGAATCCGATCGTTTTGGGCAGTTCGTCTACGAACAGATACAGCGGAAAGTTGATCCCCATGGCTCCGTCGACATACACGTCCGTGTCGCTCTTGTCGTCAATCTTGATGTGCACGGGCTGGAAGAAATAGGGAACGGCCATGGATGCACACACGGCGTCTCGGATGGGCACATCCGGAGTCTCTTTCGCTGAGAAGACAGTCGTTTTGGATTTGTTGATGTTGACTGCGACAACGTACAATTCGATGTTTCGCTTCTCCAACAGTTGTTTGAACGTGAGATTTTCCGGCATTTTCTTATGTTCCTCGAGCATGCGCACCATGGCCCGAAGTGGCGCATTGGAGTAAAACCCACAATTCGACCACAGACCGGTGAGGGAAGCCCATAAATTGCGGTCAAACAGCGACACGCCATTGAAGTGATAGACGATGCGTACGATTTCTTCTTCGGTGTACCCTAACGCGATCATGTACACCAAAAGTGACCCCGAGGACACTCCGGCCACTTTTTTGACGTTTTTGGTGAAATCATTGTACTTGAGCGCATACAGCGCACCCGCCATGGCGATCAAACCCGCTCCCGAACCTTGTACCACAAGGTTGGTTTTCGGAGTCTTTAGCTTGGGTTTATCCGCAGGCTCCTTAATCTTGGGTAGAGTGGTTTGTTGGAAGGCTTCGGTCAAGGCCGTTTTGACACTGATGGTCGTCGAGCTGCGTATGTAATAAACAACCCCCATGCAGCCGAGTAACAGGAAGAGATAGAGCAAATCTCGTCGGAAAGGCTGATTTCGGAATTGATACCCAATAAAAATCGTTAGACTCAACACGACAATCAGCGCGATGGGGTCTACGCTTATGAACTGAAACATCTGGTTTTATTGAACACCTATACGGATTTTTATTGCGATTGCGCGTCGACAAACCGCAACCGCTCATCGAACATGTAACGCTTGCTTTTAAAGACGTTTGCGATGTTCTGTAGACACTCGTTGACGTACGAAACCAAGTAGAATATCTCATCGATGTACTGCTGCTCCAGACGTCCCTGCTCCGTCTGGGTCATCGTCGATGTACGTTCCGCCGCGAGTCGATACATGATGTCCGTCATGGACTGGATGAGCATCGCAAAGAGCCGGTAATACTCTTGTTTCTTTTCCCTTGCCTTTTCGCGCTTCTGTAGCGTGACTTGGAATTCGACATCGGTGAGACGCTTCCGGAGGTAGAGGAGTCGGAGATCCTGATTGTCAGCGAACGGGTGCGTGGCGTACCGTTGGACCAAAACTTCGCGGATGTGAATCACCTCGCGACAAATGTCCACGAAGAAACGGTGTGAGTTCAAGCCCCGACTGAGCTGGCGAATGAAATAATGGTCCAATTCACGGCCGCATTGTGGCGCGACTTGATCGGGATCCTGCTGGGTTCGCCGTAACCACTCGAAATAGTGTGGGTTGTGGATGGCGCCGGTCTCCCGACGACCCGTGCGCCAAT